CTGCGGCACCTACTTCTTTATCATAAAACTTTTCAAAATCTGCTTCCATTGCTTCGACGATTGCAGTGAATTCTGCATATTTGTTTGTAGCCATTTAATTCTCCTTTAAGGCAAGTACCAAGTACTTATACCTAGTGTACAGTGGTTAAAAATAAATGTCTAGTCAATTGGCAAATACATTTGGAGACCCGGATTGGATCGAGCCGCCATCTGTTGAATCACCTACTCGAGCAATAGCAACGCCACCTACGAACACATTGCTAGATCCTGCGTTAATTGCCGCACTGTGAGGAACGCATAATCTACCCGAATTAATAGTATGCGGAGCAGTTGGATTACCTTTACATTCAATCGGAATGCCGTTGGCATACACGTTAGCACCTAGTCCGGTTGGTCCGATCACAGTGGTGGTACCATCACACCCGTGTCCGGTCGTAGTCGGATCTCCTTGTCTAGCTACAGCTGGCATGATTTATGCTTTGGCCAATTTGATGCCGGTAGTTTGCTGAATATAAGTATCAGCGGCATCTTTCATAGTTGGTGCTAGTACCATAATTGCATTTTTTGTAATAGTAACTTCGCCGTCGGGATCTGTTGTAAACAAAAATGGAACAAGTCCGACACCTTCTTTAGTTGCGGTAAGGCACAATGGTTTTTTGACTTTTACGCCTGTTGGACCATCTTCTACCAATTTAGCAACAATTTCTTCACCAGCAGTAGTTTTAATTGTAACCACTTCACCTTCTGCGATACCTTTTGAAATTAACATATTATACCTTTTCGAAATGTTTCTTGAGTTCTGTGAACCCGCCAATGTAATTATCATCTAAGAATATCTGTGGCAAAGTTCTGGCTGTTGGTACTGCTTCCAACAACTGTTCTTTAGTCCAATCTTTATTAACATTACGTTCTTCGAATTCAATGCCTTTCATTTCTAATAGGGCTTTGGCCTGTACACAAAACGGGCAGGCATTTTTACTCCATACTATTGCTTTCATTTTAATTCCTTTTTACTATTATAAACTAGGTAGTGCATCATAGTCAATAGCTTCACCCATGACTCCAATAACATAATTTGTTGATTCTGATTCTTGTAGGGCAGTTTGTTTCTTGCTAGTATCACTATGTTTATTAAACCATGGGATAGGAGTAGACTTTGGAGCAGTATTTTGATATTTGATTCCAATATCTTTCAACGCACCTGCGGCAGTATAGTCTACGAAGTCTTTAAGGATGTTAGCATTAAGTCCAATTACAGGTCCCATCTTAAACAAATATTCTGCCCATTCTTTTTCTTCACGGATAACATCTGCATACATAGCGTAAACTTCTGCTTCACAATCAATTTTAGCTTGGGCGAAACGATTGTCTTCTTTAACTACTTGATTGATCAAATAGGCAGTCCAACCTTTGTGTAGTAATTCGTCCTGTAGGATCAAACTGATAATGTTGCCATTACCAATAAAAATCTTGTTCTCTACCATAGCAAGACTTGTTGCAAAACTGACCATGAAACGGAAGGCTTCGAGGGCATAACTAGCATTAAGAGCCAACCAAATAGCCTTGATGTGTGTTTGCTCATTGATCTTTTCTCCGGATTCCTTACGACAATTGATAACGTGTAGTGCATCGTAATAGTTGCCTACACTAGATGCCATACTAATGATTTCTTGTGTGTCATGGATAGTGTTAAACACATCCTTAGGTACATTATAGATGTTACGGATTATGTGGCTGTAGCTCTTGCTGTGGATGTTGGTTTCAAAGAATCCCCAGTTATACATTAATGCTTCAACTTCAGGCAACGAACATACTGGTGTAAACACCTGTGTTGGACCACGTCCTTGTAAACTGTCAAGTGCTGTTTGGCGTAATAGATTTGAAGTGAAAATATGCTTAACTGCATCACTCGCATCCTTAAAGTCATTAGCATCTTTAGTTAAGCTAATCTCTTCAGGTTGCCAAAAGAAACCACGTGCAGTTGCTTCAAAATCTGCAATCTTCTTGTATTTAACCTCTTCGAATCGTTGAATGGTCACTGGTCCGGCTGGATCCAGAAACATCTTGCGACTCAAATAATCTGTACGTGTGTTTAAATTATATTGTTCTTTACTCATAGCTTACATGCCTCACAATCTTCTTCGTTATCAAAATCTATAGGCTCTAACATTGTTGGTGTTTCTTCAGCAACTGCCTTACTGCCAGCTTTGTTGATTAGACTATAATAGAATGTCTTTAATCCCCATGCATGTGCCTGCATTAGATTTTTAGCGATCAATGTAGTCGGAACCTTACGATCTGGAAAGTGTGCTGGATTGTAGAATGTGTTTGTACTAATTGATTGATCAACATAGGCCGCAAGTACAGCCGCTGTTTTCAAATAGCCATCACAGTCTTTTTGATCCCACATCATTTGATATTTGTTCTTAAGTTTATGATATTCTGGAACAACTTGTGTAAAGGACCCTGCTTTACTTTCCTTTGTGCTGATTAAGCTCATAGGCATTTCAATTCCATTAGTGCTGTTTATAACAACACTACTGCTTTCAACTGGTGCAATGGCCATTAAAGTCGCATTGCGTACACCATACTGTTTCATGTTAGTACGTAGTGTTTCCCAATCAAGTTCAGGTGTAAAATCAGCTAATTCGTTAACACCGTTAGCACGTAGTTCCCAAGGGAATGTGCCTCGTCCGTAACGTGTGCGTGGGCTGTCAATACAGGCACCACGTTCTTTAGCTAACTCTACTGTTGCTTCTGTTAGATAGTAGGCTTGATGTTCCATCCAACTCTTAACATCTTGTAGTGCATCCTTGTCACCATAGCGTAGGCCACGTTTAGCGTGCCAGTAGGCCAAGTTAGTAACGCCAATACCTAATGGTTGGATTTCGTCATTGCTTAGTTTACTTTGTATACTTAGAAAATCTTGGTAATCAAGTATGTTGCATAGACTACGCTGTAAAATACGGCAAGCACGGCGCATGTCTTCTGGATTACGGAATGCTCCCCAGTTGATTGAACCGAGCGTACAAAGAGCAATGCGGCCAAGAGCATCATCGAGACGCTTGAAAGGACGGGTAGGTAAAAGTATTTCACAGCATAAGTTACTTTGGTAAATTGTATGGTACTCGGGATCAAACGGACCCTGGCTTTGTACATTATCAATGAACACAAGATAGATGCGGCCAGTGTCAGTACGTTCTTTTAGGATGCCGCCTTTGAATACATCTTCAGCGTTCATAGTCTTCTTGCGTAAGTCTGTACGCTTTTCATATTTTACGTATAGTTCTTCAAATTTCTTAGTATCTCGATAAAAGGATTCATACAAGTCAGGTACTTCATTAGGATCAAAGAATGTTATGTTTTCTTTGTTCTTGAAACGTCTCCAGAAAAAGGCGGACAACACAACTCCGTAATCCATATGTCTAACTCGCGTTTCTTCTGTGCCTTGATTATTCTTAAGTACAATAAGATCATCAAACTGATGATGCCAAATAGGATAGAACACAGTAGCACTAGCATTTCTAATACCTCCTTGTGAACATGAACGTAGGTCACCAAACCACTTCTTCAGGAATGGTATCATACCAGTATGCATGATCTCCCCACCTCTGATGGGACTACCTAGTGGACGTAGACGACCAATCTCTAAACCAATGCCTGCACGTTTGCTGGCATACTTGGCCATCATCTCACCAGATGCAAATATAGAATCCAAGTCGTCATCTGAACGGATAAGCACACAGCTACTAAACTGCTTGGTAGGAGTGCCGAGACCGGCAAGCACAGGAGTAGCAAGAGTAAACAAGCCGTCACTCGCGGCAGTGTAGTATTCTTTAATATAACGCATGCGGGCAGTATTGGGTTCTTCTTTATGGAACACTGTTGCAGCCGCAATAATATATCTAATCTGTGGAGTTTCATAAATTTCCTTTGTCGCACGATTGCGTACCAAATATTTTTCAATCAACTGCTCAATGGCCGCATACGAATATGTTTCGTCTTTTTCATGATCTAACATGTCATTCATTCGGTTCCAATCATCTTCGCTGTACCATTCTAACAGTTCAGGAGTATATAACCCTACTTCAACATTTTTCTTAACGATTGTATAGAGGTGAGGAACTTCATATGCACCATATACATCTTTACGCAACATACTCAAACGTTGTTTGCCTGCTACATATTGATAGTTAGTGTGTCCAACATCTTGATTATGTTCTACATCGATCAGATCTACAATAGCTCGTAGTGTAATCTCGTCAATTTCTTGTGTGGTGATACCATCGTAGAAATGTGGTTGGCTCTTGATCTCAATCATCGACTGACTGACATCGGCAATACCTTTACACACTTTAGCCACTTGGGCTTGCCATTTTTCAACTGCTAATGGCTCTCTGCTTCCGCTTCTTTTAATTACTGTAATCTTGGTCATTGTCCGTTACTTTGAAATATTTGATAATGTACTTAATTGCTCTAGGTAGTATTTATTATACTACCTTCCACGTCAAAAAACTATTCGGACATAATGGTTTAGGCGCGAAAATAACTGAATACTCAAAGATGTTTTTCCTTATCATGCTGATAAAGTTAATAATATACGCATTTATAATTTAGGTCTACCAAAACGGTAAAATTATAAATTGCCAGTATATGAGTAGGAGAAAGTTCCAGTATCGCCGTTTAGGTTATTGGTATAGAACACACCAATTGATGTTAGAGCCTGACCATTCGCACCAGTGTAGATATTACTGCTAGCATCTAAGAAGTATGCTTTAAAATCTAAAATGAGTGCAGTAGTGCCACTTACATCTGTTCCTGCGAAGTCATAGTCGTCGCTTAATTGAAGTTGTTTACCATCAATGTCGGCGGCAATAGTCATAACTCCACGGCGAGTAAAGTTATTAGCAGTGCTCTTATAAATGTAATCAATTTTAAAAATAATTGATCCAGCTGGTAAGCCTGATGCTGTTGTTGAGCAAGGCAATCTAAATCCTAATGTTGCGGCATTTGTAATATAGCTGATTGTAAAACTTCTAGAACCTTGTAAGGCGTATGTCCCATGTCCGGATACTTCTGGTACATACTGAGTTGTCAAATTACTTGCAGACAAATCATTTGGTCTGTCACTGCGATCATTTTGACTCGTGTTGCCGTATGTGGCAAAATACACTTGTGGATATTGCGCGGCAACGTTGCCTCCACCATTACATCCTACGTTGGTATACTTGCAATCTCTAGTTGAATTACCTGTGCCTAGTTCAATATAGACAGCTTGTCTGCGAATATTATAAAATTTGCTGTTAAATATTTCTGTTTCACGAGGTCCATACTGCTGTCCAACTGAACCGCCGTCGGCTCCTGCTCCTAGACTGATGCCTTGATATCCGTCTGTAAAATAACAATCTTCAAATGAATTGTTTAAGATATCTTGTTTGGCAAACACACCATAGCTGAAACTAGTAAATTTAATATTTCTAAATATGTTATGTTCGCAGGTTACAAGCGAGCTTACTGCCTGCATTAATATACCGCGACTCAATGCATTGAGACTTGCGTTCCAATCACCTTGTAAGTTTAGATTTTCAAATCTACTGTCTTTAACAGCATCTAATTGTAGGCAAGTATTTTTACCAGTTGGTGTATGGATAGTTAAATCTTTAATTAAAATATTACGTGGCTGTGTTGCACCTAGTGTGCTACCTAGTGTACTTGGTGATCCAGGAGTAGAACTGTCGTTGACAAATTGAATAGCCGCTCCTGCCAATGTAACTGTCAGTGTTGTACTAATAGTAGTTACAGTAGCGGCGGCACTGATAGTAATACTAGTGCCAGGTATTACGCTTACAATAGTTGCTCCGGAAGGGATACCAGCACCAGATATCGTGCCGCCAACCATGTTGCTTGTTCCCTGTACTGATTGTATCACAGCACTGTTAAGCGTAACTGTACCAATTACTGATTTCACTGGGTTATAATAGATAATAGTTTTGTCAGCACCAGCGCCTACTAGGCTTGCATAGCTTGGAATATAGATAGTGCTAGATGTATTAAACTGTCCAGCAGGCATTTGCAATATTACACGTTTAGTAGTAGCGCCAACAGTTCCTGCACTAGCAGGTGCAGTTGGATTTAAAAATAACTGATCGATAGCTCGCTGTATTGCCGCTGTGTCATCAGTTGATCCATCACCAGCAGTTCCAAAATCACTAGTATCTATTTGTTTGTCTAGTACTTGTTGGATAGTTTGAACAACAGGTGCGTTTGCACTAGGTCCAGTTTGTATAGTTGCATCAGTTGCCTTGTAAACATACTGAATAATATTGTAGATATTACCGTTGACAGCAAGGTCATTCTGAGTAATAATTTTAGTATTGCCTACAGCCGGAGCGCCTTCTGAAACTGCGCCATTACCAATAAACAATTCTTGCGTGTCAGTAGTCCAAGCTAGTTCTCCGCTGGCCAACTGCGGTAGGCCTGTGCCACTATTAAGTTTACCACGACGTATCTGGATTCTTGAGATTTGTACAACGGCCATGAAAATATCCTCTTATTGGATATTTATCAGTTTTGTGCGTAGTATTGTTCCACCCTATCCCACCATTTAGCTTCCCAGTAGCTAAAATCCTCGGGTTTCAGTATAAATTCTTGGTAACTAGGTTCACCCCAGACTAAAGGGCTGATTTCAGGCGGTTTAACGCACATAAACACAACACCTTTGCGAATGTTTGTTTTATGTACTTCATTGTGTGCAAGAGCGTAGGCTACCATTTGTAAGTAGTAGTCTTCAATCCATTCTTCTTTCTTAGGCTTGTTAGTCTGCTTATGATCCATAATTGCCGGATCAGCAGAATGAACTCCTACACAGTCTGTGGTGCCTGCATACAATCCTGGATAGTATAAGGGCACTTCCACACCCCATACTTCGTCAACATTTTTGAGTCCGTTTTCAATAATACATTTGGCCATCTTGTGGCTTTGTACTGAGTAAGGATTAGTTCCCGGCTCGTTGATAATGCTAGTTGTGATATAGTCTTCTAGGAACTTGTGCATACGTGTTCCACGGCTGGCGGCCTCAGTAACAATTTCTTGTGCCTTGGCTTCGCCAACACGTTTTTTCCAAGCCATCAAGGCTTCAACTTTTTCTCGAGGTTTAGTCTTGTCTAAGATTGTGGTTACGCTAGGAACTTTGGAACCATCTGGTGTTGCGTATAAACGCTTGCCCTCTACACTTTCCCTACTAATGGGTGTGTAGTTATATCGTTCTATTAATAGTGTCATTAGGTAAGTTTACACTAACTTAATGAAAAATACTAGTTATTTGAACGCTTTGTCTGTAGCACGTTTAGCCATTTGGCCCATTGCATCAGGACCTTTATGACCGTGTGCTGGCACTTCTTTAGCTTTGGTCTTAACAACTAGGCCATGTCCATCAAAACGATCAACTAGTTGTTTAAGCATAGGTTCTTTGTCCCAACGTGCGGCAAATTCATCGTATCCTATTTCAGGATTACCTTGACTGCTTAGGGCTTGATTGATTGCTCTCCAGGTCATTGGAGATTGGATATGCTGTCGATTGGCAGCACTTTGTAAATCCCTTAGTAACATTACCAAGGGATCTACCATTTCACTAATTACTTTTTTTTTGAGTTTAACAAAATGCCTAGTCGACGACTGTAGTCTACTGACTCACGTTTTTCTCTACCAGCTTCTGCTTCTGGAGCAGGTAGTTCTGGAGCAGGTTCTGCACCCATGTCAGGTGCGCCACCCATGTCAGGTGCGCCACCCATGTCTGGAGATCCAGCATCTGGGGTTGGTTCTGCACCCATCGTGTCAGCTTCGCCGCCTGATACAATTGATAGGCCTGAGGTAATGCCTGAACGTGCTTGTTCAATTGCTGAATAGATTTGATCTAATGCAGGCTTTACTGCTTGTTCATATTTTTGTGCGACATCACTGCCAAAGTTTTCTCTTATAGAGTCCATTAATTCTAGCAAGTGCTCTGATTTCATTGCGGCAACATCTTCTAGCCAACCAGTAATTTGGTCAACCATATCTTTTGTAGCCATAATAACTTCTGCTTTCTCGGATTCACCTTCTGCTAGATATAGAATATAGTTTGCTGTATTTTCGTTTAAATCGTAACGTGTTGTTAGTTCTGCTATTAGTTCTGATTGATCACTTTCGCCTAAGCTCATACGATTAATTGCTGAATCAATCCAGCTTTCTGGAACTGAATGATCCATTGCCTTTTTACGGATAGTTGCAAAATAAATTTGTTTGCCTTTGTTTTCACCGTATTGTTTCTTCATAGATTTTTTCATATCTGATTTATCAAACTTAGCCTTTAAATTCTTTTCTTTAGACTTGTCTGCAGGGGTCATTTCACGCTCAAGGATTTCTTGATTAACACAGTCTAACATAAGACGTGTTTTTTGGTAAGCTGGACTTTCGTTCACGCTGTCAAAGCTCTCACTGACTTCAAACTGACTGATTTTTGTACGCAGTTTGTTACGTGCATCTTCTAATTGCACATCGGTAAATTGTTCTAAATTTAGCTTGTAGCCAAATTTCTTACTCAAGCTCTCGTTAAGTGACTGAGCTGTGATTGGTTTTGAAAGATCTCTAATTTGCATGGTTATGTCCCTAAGCTTCTATAAACTATTTATACAAAACACCATCGAAACATCTTGGAAATTTCTTCCTTGTAGTGTGATGATAGGAAAGTGCTGTGTTCGTATCTATTTAAAAGTATCTGATAACGATTAAAATCTTTAGCAGATTTCATATTTTTACCGTAGATTAAACTATCAGTGTAATTTGCCCAATACCGATTGTCTAAGTGTTTGACTGAAAAGTACTTTTCTAGCTTAACTTCGTTATAGTACTTTGCACCCATAAGAGCACTAGTTTTTAAATAGAACTCTTCAATTAAATTCTTAGTGGCAAGATTGAATAGTCCCCAGTTGCCGTTGGCAACTTCTTTGATGTAGTAGTCTTTATAAACTACACTACCATCAGGCTGTATGCTGATGGGCAAAGTCTTTTTTAGATCTTGCTCAAAGGCAGTAACTAGTTCTTGTATAACCTTGGCTTTAGGTTTAAGGCCAGTTTGCTGATTAGATTTTGTTTTATGTGAATGTTTTTTCATTTGCAACTACTTTAGGATCTTCGTGCCCTACTTTAGTTACCAAACTTTTACGGATCATGGCCTGGATTATGAACTGTTCGTGTTCTTCTAGAGCAGATATCTTTACAGGACGCTGTAGTTTTTCTAATAGAGCTTCTTCTTCTCTAGTAGTCCAGATACCAAACTCACCTAACAGTTCGTTGATTTTCATTTTAACGTAGGCCTGCGATCATACGCATCTTTTCTAACATTTGACGATCAGCTTCTGACATTGTTGCAGGGGTTCCCTTTAACTGCTGATTCATCTTACGGTCTTTAATGTTTTGTTGCATCATGCCTTTGTTCTTTTCAAATTCAGCATGTGCATCTGCAACTGCCTGCTCTATTTTTGGAAGACTAGCCTGCATGTCTTTAATACTCTGTAATACACTGGCCTGATCTGCTGGACTAACTTGTGACCATTCGGGACTCTTAGTAAGCTGTGTAAATGAATCAATCATTTGCTTGACAAAATTAAGCATTGCAGGCATGATTTCATTGTCAGCTACATTTATCATGTTGTAAAGTGTTTGATCAACGTCAACCGTACCATCAGGCTCTGCCGCTACTAGTTTATCAATTTGTGCATTTATTTCTGGATCTTTACTACCTAAATCTTTGCTGATAGCATCTTTGAATCCTTTGGCACTATCAAATGAATAGCCCGGACCATCTGTATCTGTAGGAGCCGATGTTGGAGCTGGTTGTGCAGTCAGTTGCCCAATAGTTTGTTGAGCTTGCTGATTAGGATCTGCCGCTTCTTCTTCATATTCATACGTACCCTTGACATGCGGGTGTACAGAAATATCGCGGATAAATTGATCAGTTCCATCTCCGCCTACATCGTGATCTCCCTGAGCAACTAGATCGTGACTCCATTCTTCTTCGCCCTGCTCTTCGCTAGTTTGCTCGCCTGAAGTAGACACTTTCATGCCAGGTTTTAATTGGTTAGGATCAGTAGGTTTGATAGTAATTGTATTAGGCTGTGCTCCTGGAATTAGATCCTTTGTAGCGATTTCTTGATCTTGTCCACCCATATTGACTACAGCCTTGTCTCCGCTAATAGATTTTAGGGTGTCATCTTCACCTAATAGGTCTTTAATCTTCATTGTGTTCTCCAAGGCTTAATTCAGCACTTTCTAGTTTAGTTATGTATTTACGCAATTTGTCTATCTGCCCCCTAGCTCTGAGCAACTTAAATGCTAAGTTTTCTACACTGTCTTCGCCACTGCGCTCTAGTCCCGCTTTACGCAATCTACGTATTTCTTCCATAGTCGCTCTGCAACGTTCTAGATCTTCGCTTCGTATAGCTTGGTTGATTAGGCCGGAAAAGTTACGTGCCTTGCTTTTAATTTCTGTTGGGTGTGTTTTTGGGCGATCAGGGTTGGGCTTGCTTAGCCACTTGTTATCTAATACTGAATAGATTCCAGCTGAATGATGTGGTTGTTTGCTGTCCTGTACATACAGTTCAACAGGGATATCGTTAAGAGTGATATCGTAGGTAAAATTATATTGATTCTTTTTGGCCTGGTAGAGCTCTTCGCGATCGCCTACATGCTCTACCACTAGATGTAGATCTATATCTGAATATTTGCTGTATCCGTAACTGGCATTGCTACCACTAATAGTAATGTCTTTGAGATTCAGCTGATCTACATTTAAAAACTCAGCAAAATGTTTGGCTATTTGTAGTAGTTTGTAGCGTACATCTCGACGCAGTGATTCACCGTCCCAAAGCGAGGGATTCAGTGTATCATTGTGATGTAGGGGTTCGACGGATAGTTCTTGAACTTGCATTCTGTATTTAACAGAATTAGAGTCCTAGGAACTTTAATATGCTAGGAAAATTAACTGCGTTGATCCAGCCAGTGCCTGCGGCAAATGCTAGACCTACCATAGCATACATAGTCCACTTGCTTTTGATTTTTTCTAACTCACTAATTTTGACAGCTAACTCATCATGCTGTGCTGTCTGTAGTTCATTTAGATGATTAGCATGTTCATAGTATTTGGTAGCATTAGTACGATATTCTCCAGTCATTATATCTAACTGTGCCAGTACACGATCACGTGTTTGATCTAAACAGTCGTGCATTTCTTTGACATCATCTTTGAGGTCAATTAATTTTTCGTTGATGTTTTCAACTTTGGTTTCTAGTACGCTTACACGCTCTGGTAATGTAGCTAGTTGTGCAACTGCTTCTTTAGTGGCCATTTAGGCTCTCCAATGTTATAAGTCAAGTGCTCGCTCCGAGCCATGTGCCTAATGTATGATTGAATGCCTAAGTGTATAAAATTTGCCTACAGTTTTATTTATTGGAAATTGCTAATAATTATAGCACAACATTATTTTTTAAAGAAGCTGATGTTGTTGCCAGGTATTTCAGTAGTAAACACTGCATACTGTTGTTCCATAGCTTCGTTAAGTCCGCTGATGTAGGGGACCAACATGAAATCTTCTTTGAGAAATCCCACAGGGTCACCATTCTTAGCAAACAAATGATCTTGTTCTGTGTAAAAATCAAAACGCCATACACGTATGATATCATCAGTGTCAAACCCAACTAGGCGGCCTGCCACTTCAACTACTTCTGGACTAAAGGAGTAACTGATGTTACCTCGTATACCTAGTGTTTGCAGTACAGTATTGAAGTTTTGTTCCTGCCAATGCTCAATAGAGCCATTTGGTCTATGTTGCCCAGTGTGCGTGATATCAACAAGTGTATAAAGTTTGTATTCCATGCGTATATTTAAGCCAACAAAAAAGGACTCCGAAGAGTCCTGATTTGCTTCCCATCCCGAACAGGAATAAACTTAACGTTAATTAAGCGATTGTAACGCCGTTACCAGCACCAACTGTTAACAATGTAACTGTTGCTGTAGCACCAGTACGTGATGTTACGTTTGCTTTAATAGCGGCAACTAGTGCTGTTTGAATAGCTGTGTAGCTTGGTGAGCTTGAAGCAACGCTTGTACCGTCAGCTAATGTATCGCCAGAAACAGCAACTAAGAAACCAACTGAACCG